TCTGATAGTCTGGTGTCGTCGGGTCCTTCCTGGAATTATGGCCCGTTACGGGGCGGCGACCTCGCGCGTTTTCACTATTTATGAAAATTTTCCGGGATCCATGTCCGGTTTCTCTGCAAGTTAACCATATGAAAAATATAAAAACATGCTTTCCATGAACCGGACATGCGCAAAAAACAGACACTAAAACCGGACATCGTACCAGTTAACCGGAAGTGTGCAAAAATCACACGCATTGCTGCGCGTGATTAACAATTTATCGGCTTTACTGTTCTGTATAGGCTGGGTGGCGTCATGCCGTAGCCGTTCTCCGTGCCAGCATGGAATAATCCGTAGTTACAGAGCGGTAAAGTTAAAAATCACTTTCTGTTACGCCATCAAATACGCGATACAACAACCATGTGTTTTTACAAAACCATTTGATATCATTGAATTTTTTCACATTAATGACATCAAAATACATCGTAAGGTTGTTGTATTTATTTTATTTTTACCTTACTTATCAATTAGATATACCAAACAATTAAACAACAACCACCCCCTCAAAAAATCTCATAAATAGCGAAAAACCGCGAGGTCGCCGCCCCGTAACGGGTCCATATGCCGGAAAGGACCCGTAAAAAAAAGCCGGATTTCTCCGGCCTTGTCTCAGATGGTTTTCAGTATGCGATCGATGTCGCCGTCATCGCCCTGGTTTCTGCCATCGTATGCCATGCCAGCTGATACGGCTTGCGGGCTGTGCATGTCCATAAAGTTTTCAAAGGCTGCGGTAAGCTCTGGTGCAACCTTTGGGCGCTCCTGCTCTATGGTCATGTTCAGGATTTCACGAGCATTATCGACGCTAATACATGGCACGTTTGCCATTGCACGTAACAGCGGCTGATAGTCTTTATGCTCATGAAGCGCCATAATCGCATCAGCGCGCGGCTTGTCCTGCTCTTCCAGTTTGTTGAGTTGATATACGGCCTCGTAGGTTGATAAACCTCTGTCAGCCATTGCCCGCGCTTCTTCTTTAAATTTACTCGCCAGCGGTAGCGCCATGATGCTTTCATTCGTTGCCATCGTTCCCCCTGCTTATCGGGCCAGCGGCTGAACTGATACGCCGGAACCCGCAAAGGCGGCGCATTTTTTCGCATCGGTGTCGACGCTCTCAGGCCAGTTAACGGCGGCAATATTGAATATCCCCGTCTTGTAACACTGTGCTGATTTCTGCTTTGACGTGTCCACAGGATACGAAGTCAGATAAACAGCCTTGCCAGATTCCTGACCATCCCACGGCTTAAACTCGCCATTGTCCGCCAGCATCAGCGGGGTAAATTCCTGAATAACGCCAGCATCAGCGGCAAAATGTACCAGCGTCGTTGATACCTGCTGACTGCCTGCAAATAACTCAATGTATGGAGTGTTCATAGAATCCACCGTTAACCAATTTTGACGGTAACAAATTTGCGAATATCTGCCGGAACAGGCTGCGGCGCGCTGTGTGTCTGCACGTACTCAATCGCCGGATCGCCGTCTTCAATCCAGTTTTTCGGGTAAAACATGTTTTGCGTTGCGCCCGTTCTTACCGCTTCCTGTTCCATAATCGCACCATAGGCCACCAGCCCTTTATTGTTGGTGTTGCCCAGGACCAGCAAATCAGGCGCAAGGAAATATTTTTCTGTGCCGTCGCTGTCAGTGTATTTGCCGGAATAGACGATAAGGGCCAGATCACCAAGATAGCCTTTAAAGCTCACCACTTCTCCCAGGTTTTTACATGCCAGCTCTGCGGCGGATTCTGAACCACGGGAGAGATCGTACAGTTCACGGAATTTTTTAAAGCTGCGTAACATGCGCCATACATCAACGCCCATAATCATGACGTTTGCGGGGCAACCTGCCTGATCTGCGTATAGCTCAATGTCATAGATTGGGTCGTGTATGTCTTTGTCCTGCTCTGACCATTTTTTACCGTCGGCCTGCTCTATGATGTTTTTTTCCGGTATCTTCCAGTCGATTTCATAGCGCTCTATGCCTTCGCCCTCAATGATGTTTTTTCCGGTCGTTATCGCATTCACCGCCAGCCATTCCACGCGCGCTTTAATGGCGTTTATCTGGCGGCGCATGTTGCCAGTAATCAGGCGCATACGGCGGTAGGTAGGGTCGTTAAGCTGTGCCGGATCTTCTCCAGCCATGCGCATTATTGTTTTTAATGGATCGATTTCGTGTTTTGGCTTCATGTAGCCAGGGCGAATAATGCTGGTTTCGTACCCTTTATCGCGCTGAACCTGGCTACCAACCATAGGCGAACAAAACGCCGACATAGTGACTTCTTCAATATCCAGGTTATCTAACATGATGTCCTGTGTGTTGAATGTCGCCACGTTCGGGAAAAACAGCGCGGTAAACAGCGGACTGAATTTAAATTCCGCAATATCCTCGCGATTCAGGTACGCGAAAAGCTGGTTAGTGTTAAGTGCCATTGCTTTGACTGCCATTATTCACCCCCGTGAACCTGATTCATACCCAGCGCCGCGCGTAAATAGGCGCGTACCTGCCAGCCTGTTGACGGCTCAACCATCGCCAGCGGATCAAGTCCTGCCGCAATGCCTGCTTTTACGTTCTGCTGGTGGCGTTCCTTGAGCGCCTTCACGATGTCGGGGCTTATGTACACCGAAACACCGCCTTTTTTCTCTTCAGCCATAGTAAGAAATTCCTCTTTGACTTAAAAAATCATAACTGGATGTTCATCCAGATCTGATTATAATCATGATTGCATTTTATGCAATGATGTTGAGTTGTGTTGCAAATTATGAAATGATGATCCCGATCATGTGTGTCAGTGCACCAAAAAAAACCTCATATGCAAAAGCCCGATAAGATGCCTCCTGTACTTATCGGGCTTTTTTTGGGTACAAAAAAGCCGGATTACTCCGGCTGTTGATTAGCTGTCTGGGTAATTACGCCATATTTCATCGCTTACACCATCTATACCCATTTCAGCATAAGTGCGATCTACTGCCTTTCTCAGGTCTCCGAAGTTATCCGGCGGCTCCGGTGGCTTCTGTGCCTTCCTGGAACATTCCAGCCGTCGCATCGTAACCTGATGCCGTTCCTTGTCTGTCTCCACCAGCAGCATGACTTCACCCCATCGCGCCGATGCCCTCCGGTAAAAGCCTTTTGCCTCGAGTTCCTCCGCTATGCGGTCATGTACCATCGTCACCCCCTCAGAACTGAATATCATCACCGTAGGGGTCATCGTCTCCCGCTGGTGGCTGATTACCCTGTGTGCCTGTGGTTTTGCGTCTGTTCCCGCCAGGACGTGCCGCACGGGCACTGATTACGCTGTCTGCAATAACCTGATAACCCTGCCGCGTTTCCCCGTTCTGTCCGGTCCACTGGCTGACCTGCATCGTGCCGGATACGCTGGCAACGTCGCCTTTTTGATGTTTAGCCAGGAAGTCGGCCTGCTTACCAAATGCGATGACCGATAGCCATAACGTCGCCTGCCCATCCTGCGCCTGACTACATGGCAACGATACCGCCATACGTGCCAGCGTCATTGGTGTGCCCTTGCTGGTCTGTTTTACCTGCGGGTCGTCCACCAGCCGCCCGTAAGCTGCTATCTGTGCTGTCATGATTCCACCTCTCCGGTTTTAACGTTGATGGTTGTTACCTGTTCCGCTTCGGCAATCTCCCGCTCTGTCAGCGTGGCAAAATTTGCCGCCGTCGTGGTCATGAATGCGCTTATCAGTTCGGGATGTGCTTTCGCGTATCCTTCCCCCCGCGTGGCGGTCTATCGTTCTGATTGCCACCTTTAAAGCGTGCTCTGTCATGTCTAACGCGCGATATTTCGGTTCTGTTCTGTCTCTGCGTTTTTTGAGTGATTTGTTAAATCTTCCTGATGTGTGCATTTTTATTTTTACCCTCGTGTTTAAAAAGTTTTAGGTTGTGGTGCACCTCCTCTACCTCTCTACCTAATCATCTTTCATGTCAGTAATGGCGCGGCTTTCAGATGGGTAGAGGGCTTTCGTGGCCCTCTACCCATCCTCTACCCGCCCCTCACAAACGATCTTAATCATGGTAGAAGAGGTAGAGAGGTTTTATTAGCCTTCTACCTAGCCCTCTACCCACTTATCATGTTGAATAATATGCGTTTATTTCATTCAGGTAGATGGGGTAGAGGGCTTTTACAAAAAATTATAAAAACGCGTCACAATCATCAGTTGTAATTGCGTTGGTCTGCGTTACTCCCTTAACTCTCCGCGTAATATATTCATGTCCGTAAACTTTTGCCGCTGGCTTCATGGCCTTGCTGAACTCAGCCACGTTTAGCGGTTTGCTCCTGCCTGCGTATGCCATAAACGCCAGATAGACGCGGTAAAGGCTGTTTCTGGTCGTGTACTTCACTGAATCGCCACCGCCGCCCATCATCAGGCCGCGTGCTTCCTCCAGAAAATTCAGGAACTGGCAAAACTCAATAACCGGATCCGTCTGTTGCTTTATTGCCAGAGCTTCATCACCGTCGCGCTGTTCCAGTAATAAAGCCCGTGCCTTTTCAGGGTCGGCAAAATTAGCCAGCAAGCGACGGATAATTACGGGGATTTCAGCCGCGACCTTCTCCGGCAAATCCTTGTCTTTTTCGTCCTCCCTTACAATGTTGTCGAACCGGAAAATCACCCGACGGCGTGACACACCTCCGGCCCGCTCGGTGAATATCATCGGGTTATTGTTGGTAGCCAGCACCACCGCCCTGATTACCGCCGTAAAACGCTTCTCATATTTCGGGTTTATTTCCACGGGGTCGCCGCCCGTGATTTTCTTGATGCCCGTTCCTTCGCCTGTATATTTCGGCTGGTCAGCCAGGACGATAAGACGACTCCCGACAACCTGCGCACGTCCACCAGCATCATCAAGTGAGGTCATTTCAGCGCTTACCGTGTTCTGTTTCCCTGCCAGAAGGCTGGCTATGTGCGTGAATGTACTTTTACCGCTACCGCCCTCTCCGGTGGCCTCAATAAACATCTGCCAGTCGTACCGGTTCGCCATAATCATGTACAGCGCGGCACATATACGCATCATCTTGCGCGGGTCTTTTCCGGCTGCGTGCTCAAGCCATTTATGAAAGTTTGGCGCGTTGTCGCAGATATTCTCCCCTGGTGCTGGTGGCGTGTACTCAATGCCGTTGTGCGTGGTGATCCAGTTCTCCGGCGTGTGCGGGGAAAATTCCCCCGTTTTCAGGTCAAGCGCACCATTGGCGAACGGCAACAAATCGCCGGACGGCTCGCCCATTGGTTCGGCAATAACTTTTAACGCTTCCACGGCGTTATTGATTACGCGCTTGCTGAAAGTGGCCCTGTGCTCTGAATAGATCGCCACCATTTCGCGGCTAAGTTCCATTGTGCTGACCGGACACCATACCCCGCCGCGCCATACGTGAACGATTTCACTTTCCGGATGCACACAAACGCCATCAAAGCGCTCGGCAAGCAGCTGCGCGCGCTCACTGTCTGCCATTTGTGCCAGTTGCGTATTTTTCTGCTCCGGCATGGTAAGCCCTGCGGCAATATTTTCACGCTCAGCATTCAGATAGCGCCGCCAGTTTTCACACTTCTGGACGTGCATTCCTTCGGGGTAAAAATTTGCGTCCTGAATATCTGCCGCCGCCAGCTTCTGACCAATCTTTTTGGTCTCCACCAAATCCAGTTCTCCGGCCTGGTACAGCCTTACGCGTTTTTTTCCATCAGGAACAATTTTCAGTGCATCAAGTTCGGCAAGCTGATTTGGCCCAAGCCACACAGGCGGCACATTATCGCCGGATGCGGGGCCGTCCTGCTCCTGCCACTGTTTTGCATGTGCCCACGCATCACTACCCGCGAAAATAATTACCTCTGTGTCTTTGTGTTTTATTCCGCGTGGTTGTTTTTTTACGTTCGGTGCCAGTTTCATTTTTTACCCCTGAATACATTCAACATCTTTCTTATTTCCTGAATATTGGCGCGTGCTTTCTCCCTGCTGGTTGGTTTACTGCGGGGCGCTGCCTGTACCAGAGAAAAATCACGCCGGAACTGATAAACAGGCATCACGCAATCATATTCGTAGCCTTCACGGCGGTAGGTAATGCGCCGTTCTGCCACGCCTTTAATCTCAACAACGCCACCGTAGTTATCTCTGAAAATATCTCCGGGGCGGATTTCAGGCCGAGCGGGGCCGCTGGCAGTCAAGCCAGATAAATATGTTCTCATGATTATTTATCCCCGATTTAAATCAGTATTCGCTTTCTTTATAGCATTTAATGCATCTTTGGCATTTTCAATGGTGCACCGTAACGAAATATCAAACTGCCCAAGCATTGCCAGTAACAAACCGATATTACCCATATCAATGCGCATGGCCTTTTCGTCATATTCCTTATTTTCTGACGCATACCACATCAGGCTACCAATTGACGCAATACCCATTGATATATTGTCAGTAGCCCCATCCGCAGCGGAATAAACCTTCTTAGCAATATCATGATCACACTTAAAATGCGGATTAATCAGGTACTGGTAATTTGACATATCAGGCATGGCACACCCCCTGACGAATACGGGCGACAAAAATCAGATGTGCGTGCGGCAACTGGGCGCGGGCTTCGCGTTCAGTGGCTGCGGTAACGGTGTAAATATCAATGCTGCTGTGGTGGCACTGCATAAAGCGCCAGACAAAGTAAGGGCGTGCGGATACAGCCATGTGAAAGGCTCCTGTAGTGAAATTAAGGAGTCTCGCTACTACGCTGCTAAACGGGGTGGCGAGACGTAACAGGGTTAGCAGACTGGCACTACAGGAACCAGCGAGCGCAAAGGCTCCCCCGTTACGCCCCGCCATAATGCGGGTATGGGTAGGTTTACGGACACAAAAAAACCGCATATCGGAATGTAAGCGGCTGTCCGCTGTAGTATTCAGGCTGCTAAACCCGGTCGCCATGTGGGCGAC